TTTGCGCCACAGGCTTGGACGGGGTGTTTGGCTCGGCTCGTTTAAACAGCCCAATGAACCAGTCAAATATGCCTTTGATAGCCTTAACATCGCTAATGACTCCCTCGACAGTTTTCTTGGCACCTTCCAACTCCATGCGTCCATCGTGGAGCATGTTGCATCCTGCTTTGATAAAGCCAACGGCTGCTTGAGCAGCGAGGAGGAGAGAGAATGGGTCCACATTTTAGGCAGTGCGGTTCCACATATATACAGAGATATATGGCGAGATTGTGGTTGCCGCTGTACCAGAACCTGTGTTACCTATAGTTGTTGACGCAGTAATACCTGTAAAAGCAGTTCCCGTGGTTTGACCTGTTGGGTTAACCATACACTGTGTGGCGCTTCCACTTTGTGGGGCTGTACTGGCGTTGGTTGTATATGAGTGGGCGTGACCGGGGTCGCTAATTGTTGTTGTGGCAGAGTGGTTGTGAGCGGGCAAGTTAGCGGTAATTAATGTTGTTGTTGCCGCACCACCTGTTGTGCCAGCAGGATAAGTAGCATCTTGGCTAATTAACATCCGACCAGAACCAAACGCTACCCATGTACCGAAGCCAAACAAAGTATTAGGGTTAGTACTAAGCGTACCCAAATAGATAGACCCGACAGGGTAAGCCGCTTGAAGTCCTGTCGTTACAAAAGCTGTTGTGGCAATCTGGGTTGTACTTGTTCCGGGTGATGCAGTCGGCGCAACGGGTACTCCTGTCAGCGTAGGGCTTGGAAACGTAGCGCCTGCCATGTAATTAGTAGCCGTCACAATATCTGTGCCAGCGCTGTTCATTACCAAAACTATCTTGGCTGCGGCTGGGACTGATACGCCCGTTTGACCGCTTACTTTGACTGTTATTGCAAACCCACCTGTGGTGGCGTTGGATATGAAATAAAGTTTTTTATTGGTTGGAACAATTAAGTTACGCGCCGCTGTTAGAGCACCAGTGCACTCAATAAACATATTACGTGCAACGCCAGTCGCACCGTTGGGGATGGTGATAGTCTGGTCTGCATCAGCCATAGCCTGCGTTACCACCCCAGATATAGCCTGTTCAATCAGCGTGCCGAGGTTGGTGTTGGTCGTAGAACCCCAGTTACCAGCTTGTTCGCCAGCGCCCATGAGTTCAATGGCTAGGTTGGTTGAATAGGTACTTGACATAGTTTACCTCATTGAAGGTTGTTTATCATTACTTAAATCTTGGACCATTAAGCCACATAGTCGCTGACAAGCGTTTACCACTTGTAATAGGTGTTACACGGTGTTCAAGAATTGATGGGAAAGCAATTATGTCTCCTTTATTCAATGTAGCAACATAATCTTGATATAAACGAATATTAAATTCACCGCCCTCAAAATCTGAGGGGTCATTCATTAAACAAATAACAGTTATTTTGCGTTCATTTGGTAACTCAGACAGAGGAAAATTATCGACGTGCCAATTATAATGTTGGTCTTTACCATACTCAGCAAATTGAATGGCTTCATGAAATTTAATATCATAGTGCCACTTACAAATTAAATTTGATGCTAGTGCATGTTCAAACAATATTCCACCAAACCAATGATTTAAAGAAGCAAAACGAACTGTTGTATCGCGTTGATGGCTGTTTATTATTTCACCATAAGCACCCATTACGGCATCCTTTGCTGGAAGCAATTCAAATTCAGCAACAGCAATATCAACTACTTGAGTAGGAATTTTGGAAATATGCCAGATTGGTAAATGTTTCATATTTTATGGTGGAGTTGGATAGTCGATTGAGTAAGGAAAACCTGCCTGCAAAGGAATATCTCTTAATGCTTGACGATATGCGGCCCAAATTTCTTTTGTTGCTATGGGTGTGTCGGGTAACTGTGTCCAGTCAGATTGCTTTAGCAAGGCGTCCCGATACGCTCGAACTTGCTCTTCAAAAAAACTTTGAGGTGGCGGGACATACGGAGCAATTTCACCAAATTCACCTTGAAGTGCTCGCAGAAATATTTCGCGCCCATGCGCTTCAGTATCATTTATAGTAGCGCAAAACTCTATGCCTTCGGGATACATATTAATAGTGTGTTCAAATTTAGCTATTAAATGAATGGCGGTATGCTCTTCATTTAACCAATAAGGATTTGAAGCTGCGATAAGAACTATTTGCATTATGAAACCCTTAGCCAAAGACCAATACAATTACTATTGCCACTATTATTATTGTTTGAACTCATCATTCGCCAAGAACCCCCTTGGTTTGTTCCACTAATATTGGTGTTTGGTTGGACCAATGTTGAACCGGGGCCAGCGTTAGTAATTTCAGAGGCCCCATAAATTGTTCCAGTAGTGCCATTTACTGAATTTGCACCAGCCTGCATCCAGCCATAAGCCCCAACACTATATCCGTTAGACGAAGTCGTCACGCCAGCGGGTCCGGTTGGTCCGGTTGGTCCAGTTGGTCCGGTTGGTCCAGTTGGTCCGGGTGGTCCGGGAACAGTTGATGCTGGTCCGGTTGGTCCGGTTGGTCCGGTTGGTCCTGTAGCCCCTGTAGGCCCTGAGACCCCTGCAGCCCAAGTACCATCGCCACGCCAAAACGTGGATGCGGATGCGCTTGTACCACTGTTTAAATTAGTGACAGGCAAGTTGCCTGTTACGCCTGTAGTTAAAGGCAACCCTGTTGTGTTTGTTAAAACCCCAGATGCAGGAGTACCCAGCGCTGGTGTGACTAAAGTTGGACTTGTTATTGTTTGTCCGGAGGCTATCAGCCCCCCTGCTACTTGTGTTAAAGCCATTATTGGTTCTCCTCTGCGGGTTCTGGTGTGTTGCCTTCGCTAATCCACTTTAGGTAGGCTTGGTAGTCGGTGTTGTCTGGGTCAAATGGGATGTAAGCGTTATCCGACAAACGCTGAACCATACACTCTTGATTTGTTCTTTGGTTTAGGTGTAATTTATACATTTATAACTCCGCACTAAATATCATGTTTGATGCTGTTGAACTTAAATCTGTTAATGTTGCCGCCCTTCCAGCAGTTGCGCCACTTACTGTAAAGGTAACTGTAATTGCTTGTGGACACGCAGAACCCGATACGGATGCAACAGCAGATGGGGTGAAATCTGTTCCAGCACTTGATGGTAAATATGTGTTTGCGGCTGTATATGTTCCTGTTGGAGATGCCCTCATATATGTAGGAAATAAAATAGGAAAGTCTACTCTAGTGGTACTTATAAACATACCCGTAGTTGCATAAGTTGAATATCCACCAGAAGTTGCAATTTTGTAACAATATCTCTGACACAAAGCCAACTCCGTACCATACTGACGATACTCAAATGGGGATGCTGTTGTCCCTGCTTCTAGTTGCACACCTGCAATAGCAAAAATATTTCCGTTAGAAGCAATTCCGTTAACTGGAGAGCCACAACCAAAATTAGAACCAGAACTGCCCCATGTATTGGCTGTTCCGCTTGCGTATGTAGAACCCAATGCAGAATAAATTTGAAGGTTTATGCCTATACCAGTAGTTGTATTCCAAGTTCCAGTTGTATCGCCGGGAAATGTGTTAGTTTTTTGTTCCCAAGTGTTGGCGGTGTTGATGGTGAAATTAAAAGGACACATCCTTGTATAGCCACTATTTGCTATATTGCCAGTATATTGCCCTGTAACACTAGAACGAACCCAAAAAGAAACCGTAACGCTTTGTGCATTGGCGGTACCAAACCCAAAATCTGCTATGTTGTATCCTTCAATTGGCTGTTTAAAACCACTAAATTGAGTAGCGGCAATACTGGCATCTCCAACAGAAATAGTGTCTCTTAACGAATAAGTAAACCCTGCTGGAGCATCAGTATTTTGCGCCGCAGATTCTGTCGCATCATTGCTTTTTACAAATTGCCACCTGTCAACTGTATAAGTGTCAGAAGTGCTTACAGCGGTATTTCGCTGATTTATAACCATTGCCCCGTTTATGATGCGGTTGCGGAAGGTTGCGTTGTTTGAGCCGCTCTGTGCGATGTTTACTGCTAGGGTCATGCTAGTTGCTCCTCAGTAGGGCGCGGTAGAGTTGGATGTTCCCACTTAGCAATGTAGTCGCCTTTGCCGTCAGAATCGTTTTGTAGTGTGATTACAGTTGTGAAATCACGCTCTGTAAGTTCTGGGTATATGGTTTTAATTTTGTCGTAGAGTGTCATCACGCGCCCCTTACCATTGCGGCAGAAAATCTTGATGTTAAATCTGTGCTGTTATATCTAAATCCAGAACTAGCAGTAGGACTTGATACTAATCCGTACAACTCAATGTAATCTGTTGAGCCATTTAAATATACTATTTCGTTATATGTAACCATTGGATTGCTTAAAGTGCCAGCAGAAAAACCTAAATTAGTACCTCTTGAATATACAGAACCATTTTTATATAGTGCCGCAATAACTTCAACAGAGGTACTTGTTCCGCATGAAACAGTACCATTTACTTGATAGTAACCAGCAACTAATGGCGTAAATCTATAATTAGTTGTGCTATCAAATGCAGAAGCAGTATCAAAATATTCTGTATTTATAGCAACTTTAGTAAAAGTACTAGCAGAAATATTTTGAGAAGCATTGGCATAAGCACTAAACGCTGGCATATTGCCACTAACCATCATTGTTCCAGTAGGCGTTGGAATTGTTATCGTCCCGCCTGTGCTTGTTGTTATGGTAGACAAAGCCGCCAGATAAGAATTAGATACCGCACCCGCAGTAGCAGGTATAGCATTCAACACCGAACTTACATAGAAGCTCTCTGTTACTACTGAATCGCCTGATGTACATGCGTTAACTAAGACTACTGTCGTTCCTGTAGTGGCTGTGAAGTCTGTAGATACAAGGCGTACACCGTTCCTATAAACATCAATGTAGCCAACGGTATATGAAGGCACACTAAATGATGTCTGTGCCGCTGTCGCTGTGAAGTCCGTTACTGTTCTGTAGGCTGTAGTCGTTACTCCGCTGGCTGGGATGCCAAGGTATCTGACGCTGATGTTGCTTGTACCGCTTGGGGGCGCGGCTGAGAAGGTCAGGGTTGTGCCTGATACAGAATAGGTTGATGGGTCTTGGAGTACACCGGTAACAGCAACAATGATGGAAGACGTGTTGGCAGGAGCCACCGTCATGGTGTACGCTGTTTGTGAGCCTGTCCCGCTGAACGTGTCAGTCAGGAAGGCTGCGGTAAAGGGTTGATTGCCTATGAAAGCCATGTTATGCCTTTGGGTATTGGGTCTTTACCGCATCAATAGCGGCTTTCCATGCGTCTAGCCCGCCGTGGTAGAGCAAGTCAAACTGGTCAGCAAATGATGGATAGGCTTTGGCTCTCTGGTATTTGTAAGTGTCGGGGTCCACCCATGCGTTGACTGCTACCATATCAATAGTTACTTTATTGCCTTCAGCGTCAAAAGCGCCAGCCCCGTCATCAATAGTGGCAACATTTGAATAAAGCGCATAAATTGCTTTGTGATTCATGCTGCTATCTCCATTACTGTAATTTGACTAACACCGCCATAATATGAGTCAGTCGCTCGTACATTTATTTTACAAGTAGTTAGTCCACCGCTGTTCATTTGAAGTTTATAAGTAGTTGCAGAAGTTGTGGATGGACTATCTAAAAATGTTATTGGTGATGTAATGCTTTGATAAGAAGTGCCATAATTTTGTGTTAATGTGTGATTTACTGTACCGCTTGTACTTTGATTAATATTTGTAGAATTTCTCACTAAATTAAAAGATAAATTATTTTGAAAGTCAGCACCAGCAGTAATTGTTGCAAAAATTAGTATTTTATTTGATGTACTAATTGGTGTAATTGATACGGATAATCCAGTAATATCAACATAACCATTAGTTGCACTAGTAAATGAATCTGTTTTAACAGTCTGCACCACTTGCAACACAGCGCCCGTGTACATATTAGAACGACCAATACCTCCAGTCGCTAAACCTGCTGAACCTATGGTGCTTATTGCCATATTAAATTCCTAATGCGGCTTTGAGTTTTGCCAACTCTGTCGGGCTTTCCAAAATCATGTCGGTCAATGACTTGGGTGCTGGCATCTCAACAACTTCTACATCGGGTTCTGGTAAAAACTCACCGTTAGCATAAAGTTGACGCTGGGTTACAGAATCATTGCAAGTAATCCATACTAAATCAGGAGTGTAAAGCGTAGAAATATCCTTGTCTGTTTCTACTACTTCCATTACTACACCGTTTTGAATTCGTGCATATTTCATACTAACTCCAAAAAATTACTACTCGACCTTTTCCACCAGCAGCTCCAGCGGTTGAAGTAACTATATTGCCATTACCACCAACTCCCGGCTCAACTCCTGCAACGTTGTTAACACCAACTGCATTACTAACTCCAAAACATCCTCCACCATGCCCTGAGGCAAATGTACCGCCTGCGGCAACATAGTTATTCTGACCACCCGCAGAACCAGTAACGTTAAATGTTGCTGAACTAGTTCCTCCAGTACCCCCTGCAATACCTCCATTAGCACCAGCACTACCAGTGCCACCTGTTGCGCTAATTAACGAGCCAATTGATGTTGTTCCCCCGTTTCCTCCAGCGGTTGGAGCTGACGTTCCTGCCGTGCCAGCAGAGCCAATAGTTAGCGTCTGTCCAGTTAACTGAGCGGCAGTAAAATATTGCTGACCAAATCCACCACCACCTCCGCCAGCACCGGGAGCAGTTCCAGACCCACCGCTACCGCCACCAGCGCCCCATACTTGACACAACCCAATTGAAGCACCAGAAGGAACCGAAATTGTTGTGCTTGCTGTGTATACAACCATAGATACTGTGCCTGTGCCTATAAGTGTTCCAGTAACCGTTGGCAAAGTAAGCGTTCCCGTATTAGTGATAGTAGAAATGACTGGGGTAGTCAACGTCAAACTAGAAGTCAAAGACGTAGTCGTCACCGTACCCTGACCCGGTGCAATCACCTGAGTTATCGGGCTTGTGTAGTAAACATAAATGTTGTTTGTGCCACTGGACGGGGCAGAGGTGAACGTGATGGTGCTACCACTAACTGTGAAGGCATCCGAAGGGTTCTGCGCTACGTTGTTGACCACCGCCTGCACCTGCGCCACAGACGCAACTGGGCGAGACAGCGTGAATGCGGTCGTACTTGCGTTACCACTGAAGTAATCAACGGCTGGGGTGAAAGCCTGCGTGGTGTTGGTGTTACCTATAAAAGCCATGTTATGCCGCCAATAAGACAGAGACCACTACGTCAGCCGATGTAGCCGCGCTTGATAACACCTTCAGCGCATCAGACGCAATCAGCACAATCCTGTTACCTTGAATCACCTCTAGCGAACCGCCCACGGGGACAGTAGCCGTCTTGACCAAGTAGTAATCAACCGCAGAGCGAGTGAAGAACACATCACAGGTTATGGGGGAAGTTGTTGTATTAGCCACCACCAGACTGGCTACAGCCGCCGTAGTAGAAGCAGACACCGTGACTAGGGTGGAAGCAGATGTGCCAACGTTCTTGGCTACATAGGAAATATTGGTATAAGTTGCCATATCAGCCCATCATAAAAGAGAGAAAGTACGCTTGGTCAAGGATGTTCTGCGTACCGGGGGTGTTAGTTACTGAATACTCAGCAGGGTAAGCTACAAAGACATCCTTTGTACCCGCACTAAAACTAAGTGCTGAAGGCTGTGTAGCTGAACTATTTGCCAATACCGTTGTACGGGTTAAAGTGGGGCCAGTAGTTGAATACGTGCCGATACCAACCTCCCATTCATTACCCGTCTGACCAGCAATTGTGTAGTACGTGGTATTAGTGTTGCCAACGATGGCAAAAGATTGAAACCCAGTCGAGGCTCCAGCAAGAGTTACTGCTCCCGTACCAGTCGTTGTGGTAGTTTCCTTTACCCTGTTCGCAAGTACAAAAGCCATGTTTATCCTTTATGCTGTCTCAACTAAATTCCAGTTGGACGTTTCCGTGTCGTCAACAAGCGACCATCCAGCGGATTGGGCATTGTTCACATTTTGCCAGTTTGCGGTCTGGCTGTCATCTACTAATATCCAATACACAGGAATTACAGTACCCGTTGAGCCTGCGGCCTGTACGCCGGTCAGTGCGACTGTTCTGCTGGTTGTTACAGAACCCACATCTCCACTAGCCGATACGCCTGTTATCTCAACTACCGCGCCACCGTGAGTTATCGTACCAACTGCGCCAGAGGCAACCACACCTGTTAGGGCGATGGTAAGACTTGGGATAACTATACCTACTGAACCTGTGGCCTGATTACCGTCTTCAGTCGGACTATTTGTTTCTACTACATCCCCAGCCAACCCTGCGGCTTGAACACCCGTTATGGCTCTAGTAATGTTTGCGCCTACCGTACCCACACTACCCGTGGCTAAAACCCCAGTAAGTGCTTGCGAAGATACAACAGAACCTACCGCACCTAATGCTGATACACCAGTAAGCGCCTTTGTAGTGCTAGGAGCGACTGTGCCTACTGTGCCTGCGGCTTGAACGCCTGTAATAGCAACCGTGCGGCTTGGTATGACCGTACCCACAGTTCCAGAAGCAGATACGCCAGTTAAGGCTATAGACGCGCTTGGAACAACAGTCCCAACAGAACCTGTGGCTGCTACCCCAGTAATCGGGAAAGAATAACTAAATCCGACTGTTCCAACGCTACCTGCTGCTTGGACACCTGTGAGTGCTATTGTTGTGCTTGGTACTGCCGTGCCAACGGAGCCTGTAGCTTGATTGCCATTCTCAGTTGGGCTGTTTGTTTCTGTAACCGTGCCTACGCTACCCGTAGCCGCTACGCCTGTCAAAGCAATAGACAGAGAAGTTACTACTGTTCCTACGCTACCTGTAGCGGCATTTCCGTTCTCTGCGACGGTACTAGATGGTGTAACAGTGCCAGCATTACCAGAAGCGGATACGCCCGTGATGGCTATTGTTCTTGAGGGAGCTACTGTGCCTACATTACCTGTAGCTTGAACGCCTGTAAGCGCCGCACTATTAGAGGTACTTGCTGTAACAGTACCTACTGAACCAGCGGCTAAAACCCCTGTAAGCGCAAGAGTTGTCGAGGGGGTGGCAGTGCCAACTGAACCAGTAGCTTGATTACCGTCCTCAGTCGGGTTGTTTATCTCCGCAACAGTGCCTACCGAACCAACGGCTTGAACACCTGTTAACGCAACAGAAACGTTATTTGCACCACCAAGCGATGCAAAAGGTGCTTCAGCAAATGCGGAGATACCAAACATGGTCTACGGCGTGCGCCGCCTCCGCATTAAGTTGTTGCCAGACGCAGTAAAGCAGTCGTAGTGGTATTACTTGGCATCGTCAAGGTAAACGTGCCAGCCGTAATAGTCTGTGAACCAAACGTATGGACACTGATAGCCTTGAGAGACTGCGTAAAGTTGTACAAGAGCACAGCATCAAACGCAGTAGTTAAAGTAACGGTCGTGTAAACAATCGAGGCTGAAGGCGTAAAGAACGCCACGCCCGCAGTTGCTGAAGCGTTGGTTGAGGTTGGCGCTGTTGCAGCCGTTACCGTCACACCGCCTGCGGTATAACCTGTACCTGATACTTCACCAGTTGTGTTGTAAACAGTAGTGCTCGCATCTTTTGTGGCAGATGCTAAGTACAAAGCTGCTTTAAGCGTGTCTGTAGTGGGTGCGGTTAAGCTGGTACGTGAGACAAGCGTTGCAGTGCCAAGCTGATGCTCACCAAGCATAAGCTGACTCATAAATGAAGTGCACATTGATTGGGTATTAGCCATGATATTTCCTTTATGCTAAAGAAGCAGTTTCGCCACCGGCAAAAGTAGCGGGTTGTTTTAAAGTTACGTGAGCCGAACGATGAACAAGTTCTTCACCATCCCAATACTCCACCCATGTGGTTGCCTCGTTGTCATTATCCACGGTTCCCTCTCGTTTTTCAAATAGAGATTCGTCCATGTCGCCTTTTGTCGTGGTGATGATAGCCATTCGTGCTCCTTAAGAAATGCGAATAATCGCAGATGTGTTAGTGATTGCTGGGAATTGTACGGTGAATGTGGCTGTAGAGGTCTTATCTGCGCCAAAATCTAAAACACAAACTGCTGGCTTTCCGCCACCGCTTAGATAGATTAACGCACCCCGTGCAGTTATTGCGCCCGTCCATGATGTGTTATCAAACGAAATAAAGGCTGTGTCTCCATTACCCACCGTTGGGACTTGGGCTATGGTTAGCAAATTACCGCCCGCTACATAGTTGCCACCAGACGCTTCGCCCGTAGCAGTGTATGCAGTTGTGTCTTCATTGAGAGAAGCTGAGTTGGTATACAACGCCAAATAAAAACTACCAGACGTAAAGTTAAACGTGCCATTCATCAAGCCCGTCTTAAACGTATTGCAGGTAAAGTTTCCAGTAAACGCCATCAAGTCACCGCCTGTCTATATTGACCAGAACGGTAAGCATCCTGACGCTCCATACCATCTCCAAGGCGTTTAGCTAGTGCTAGTGCTTCCTTGTACTTACCGTCATAGAAAGCCATGATGTCAGCTTCACCTTTCATGTAGGTATACGCTTCAACCAGCGAACCATACAGAAGAACAGTATCAAAGTTATCGCCCAACCATGTAGTTGAGGCTGTGGTGATTGACTCAGGGTAATAGTAATAATGCAGTTCTACATAATAAGTGGCATCTGGGGTTGGCCCAAGAATAAGAGATAACTCATTTGTAATTGCTGAACTGACAATAGTTGGACCAAACAAACCATAATACTTTGGCTCACCTGTATCGTTGGGTGTTGGGTATGCCTGACGTATAAAATTAACGTCTTTGTTCAATAGGTATTCAAACGTACCTGTATCTAAATTAATAGGGCTACCAGTAGCCCCCGTTACCAACGCTAGAGAATACACAGAAAGAAAATCGTTTGGTAAGGATACGTATTTGTTGTTGGCTGTGATAGATGAATATTGGTTCTTGCGAATAGATGGAAACTGTACCGTGTTGTAAATGCGTTGTTCAGCCTGCGTAATCAGACGGTTAATCTGAGTTGTTGAAGACACAACCGTGCTGTCCGCCAAAGTGGTAGACGGAAAGTTGTTCTCCGTATAGGTCTGAATTGCAGCTACTAACTCGGAATAGGTCATCCCATTTTCCCGCTAATCTTGCGCCCTTTGGTTGCAGCACCGTATCCACGCATCACGCCAACACCGTATGGGTTAACTGGAGCATAGTTGCCTTTGCTGATACCGCTAATAGACGGATTCATCTCTGTCATGCACTGAGCACCAGTCTCTGTAGGTAGTC